ACTAGAAACCTATCTATTCAAAATAGGTTTCTAGTTATTTTTTTGTTTAATAAATTTTATTTTCCCACAATCCCATATTCTGTAATATCCTTGTTCGTTTCTTAATTTCCATTCTGGAATATCTTTTGGTTCATCTTTAGTTTTTCTTAAATTGAATCTATAAATTCTTTTCATCTCATTAACATAAAAGTAATCAGGTTTTGTTTGATGAGAAAATTCAAAACCCAATTTATAATAAATATCTCCAGTACTAATTCTTAGATCAGCATAACTATAAATTTCTCTCCATTTATAGTTTCTTTCGAAATATTTTAATAATTTTCCCGCAGTGCCTATAACGTTATATTTAGAAAATGAACAAAATCTTGTTAATTCCCAACACTCTTTATCTTTAGGATTTCCTCCTCTTGATATATTTCCTAAAGAGAAAGTCATAACTGAGACCAACTCATCTTTATAGAAAGCACCTAACTTAATTCTAGAATAGTCCTTCCCTTGGATATGATTTTGATCTAAAAATTCATTCTTAATTTTTGGATCAATTTCTTTTATTATACATTTTCTAGCAAAAATTTTTGAATTATTTGAAAAATGAAGTTTATATTTTATCATATTTTTTATAATTTCTTTTTTGTAAAACCATTCATCTTCAAAAATATGAATAAGTTGAACACCTTCTTTCTTACATAGTTCTGTTTTTAAAATATGATATTTCTCTGGATTTTCTAAATTTAATTCTGAATGCCAATATAATCCGTTAAATTCAAATGCTATTTTTTTAGAAGGAATATAAATATCTAACTCTAAAGGACGACCAGTTTTTGGATTTTTTATTAGCCCTGTATAACTTGTGAGAATTTCTTCACCTTGAGGAATAATAGATTTGATATAGTCAGCTATTTCTTTTTCTGATTTAGAAGTATGTGTATTTCTTGGAAAACATCTTGGGCATTTTCCAAAGCCAAGTTGAAGGTTAGAGAATCTGTTTTTATAAATTTGATTGCATTTAAGACATTTAATTTCTGTAAAATCACCTATGAAATTCAAATTATCTAAATTGACAAACTCTACATTATATTTACCCTGCTCTTTTCTAATTTTTTTATGAATGTAATGAAGCTGAGATTTTTTGGCTCCATTTTTTACTTCTAAAGAGTGAGTAACAGCAGATAAATGATATTTAAAATACCCTCTTTCTAAAGAATCAAAATTCGTTTCTAATTTTGATATTGGACAAATTCCTTCTCCATCTTTCTTGAAATATTCATCATAATATTTTTTAATAAAAATTTTATGAAATTTAAATATATGTATAGATATACTTATATATTTTTCAAACTTAACTCCACATATCTGACATTGTAACTTATCATCTTGTTTAATTGTTAATTTTCTGATTAAAGAAACAAATCTCCATCTTTGAAATTGTAGCTCTCGTCTTTTTTTACATGTTTCTTGATATGTTTTTATTCGTGAAGACATATTAAAATAATCTAAATATGATTTTCCAGACTCTTTAAAACTTTTAACAATTTTACTTCTTATTCTTGGATCTTTGGGCCCTGTTCCACTACCATAAAATATATAGTATCCCTCTCTTAAAGATTTAAATCTAGTTTGATGTCCAGTTATTGGACATATTCCTTCTTTATCTTTCTTGAAATATATATCGTAGTATTCTCTTGGTTTAATTTTATGTATTTGCCAAATATGTCTTGCTAAACCACTTCGAGTTTCAAACCTAGATTCTATGTCTTGTTTTTTACACATCTCACAAACTTCTGGATAATTATAATACCCAGACTCAATTTTTTCATCTTCCCATTTTTTTAAATAGTAGTCTTTTTTCTTTAGATGAGTTTCTCTCTTTTTTCTTTTTGTTTCAGGATCTTTACTTTTACAGTATTTGCATACTTTACTAGGGTATCCTTTTACTATTCCAGCAAAGCCTGTCTCTCGACCACAAAATTTACAGAAACCTTCATCTGGTTTTCTTAAAAAAAGATCGTAATACTCCTTAATGTTAGTTTTACATTTACCTTTTGGATTAGAAAGATGAGATACAAGACCTGCATATGTTTTAAATTGATTATTGCATTTTTTGCATATTACCAAAACAACCTCTCCTTTTATTTTTTGTTCTATAAAGGAGAGGTTGTTAGAAGGTATAACTTTTTACTGAAGCTATTTGATGAAGAAATTGAGTTCGATTCTCTCGCAAACTCGAGTAGGATTCAGGGTAACATCGCAAGTAAAAACCTTAGTCTTCTTCATATATTCATTAGCATATACATTAACATTATAAGAATATAATCCTCTTTTTCTTTTAACATCATCCAAGAACTCAATTATATCTCCAGACACTTCATTCCAGGTTATAGAATCATTCTGTTCAAATACAAAATTTCTACAATATCTTGAAATAGCTCTCTTACAATACAATACCAATCTTACAATATTTAGATCTTGAAGAGCACTAGCTTTAGATTGAGATGTTAATTGACCCCACATAGTATAACCATTACTAAACTTAACTATTGGATTCAGTTGTTTTAAATACATCTGATCTCTTTGACCTAACTTTGGATTAAATCTTAATTCTTTAGCAGATTCAATCACTCCTCTATTGAATCCAGCAGCAGCATACCATAATTCTGCAACTTCATCATTTCTTGGAAGCAAATAAGACATATGATATATTGGTGAGAACCAAACATCCTGTCCAGTAAAAGAATCATAAACTTTATTATACTCTTCATAAATAGCAGTATAGAAGTTATTAAAAGTATTTGTATCTTCTCTTGCAGTAATTGAATTAGCATAAGAAGAATTATCACCATTATCTATAATAGCAACACAATCTCTTCTTGTAGTAGCCAATCCACTGACTGCAGTTTTAACATCACTCACGTAACCACAATCAAATACTAAACTGAAGTAAATATTTTCAGTATCTAACACTGAGTCTTCAATATCTCCAGAACCATCTGTTTTAATGAGTGTTCCATTATATCCTTTGGCAAGAAGCTCTTTAGCAACAGTTTTATCCACATCACCAGAAGTATCTCTTAACTCACCATCAGAACCTTTCTTCATAGGACAAATTGCATTATCAACAGTAAAACCGCTAGAAATATCTGGATTAGATTTCTTAATTTCATATGTAATAGTGTCAGTAGTTCTAAAATCAGAAACTGAACCACTCCAACCCCTAATTGCTGTATCTAAATCTCTGCCATCATAAATAACAATTGAATCTTTATCTACATCAACACAAGCTCCCATCCAACCGTATATCTCATTCCCTTTTCCATCTTTAGCAATAACCATGTAGTTTGCGTTTCCTGTTGCTGGATCAGTATCCCAATCAGAAAAATCTTGTTTGTTATCTTTAATATAAGCAGTTGCTGCAGTTTTATCTACAGAAACATCTCCAATATCCTTATCGTAAACTCTAATTGATTGATTGAATCCAGGAGCATATTCCCCAGAAGCCAAAGTCATGTCAGCCCGAAGAATAGAAGAGTAAGTTTCTAAAACATATTCAATCCAGATAGAATCTCCAGATAAATCGACTGCAGTTGGATCAAATGAAATCTCAAATGATTCAATTATTTGGTCGTCTCCGTCAGATTGTCTCTCGTAAATATCCAGCACATAAACACCACTTAGTGTCGGATTAGAATGAGTAGTGAGAGCAACACTTAATCCGTTGTAGTAAACTCCCCTTCCAATTGGATAAAGAATGCATATCGGGTTTTTATCAGTGTCATGAAGAGCTAACTCAGTTTTAATCTCACCCTTATCATTTAATGTAGATGCGTAACTAATGTGAATAGTCGCAGTAGAGTCAGCATCTGCTAACTTAGAATCTATCCGGATATTTGAGTAAGCTGCATCATCAGGCATGCATCTCATAAAATATAGCGCAGATGATTCTCCTAGATAATTATATGCACAATATGGTCCTTGTCCATAATTTTTGCCGAATTCTGTGATATTTGGCTCACCCCATTCAGAAATAAATTCCGATCTGGAAGATACAAACCTTAACTTGTTGTCTTCTCCTTTGTTAGTTAGTGCCGCTATAAATGCTATTGTGCTAGGAATTGCTTGCAGGTATGTGCTCAAATCTATAATTTTGGTATAAACACCAGGTGATATATTTGGCATTTTTCTTCCTCCTAAATTTTTTTTGATTTCTCTAAATACTTCTAATCTCTATTAATATATCACCTTA